GGTAAAGTAGCGCACTTCGCTCTGTTTGCAAAAATGGCGAATAATCTCCAAAAACCCAGGAAACGGCAATCGGCCAAGAAAAAGCCGGCGAAGAAGAAAACCACTGCCGGAAAGAAGAAACCGGCCGGAAAGCAATCGGCAAAGGTCACTGTCAGAGCTGTAGGTAAGAACAAGGGCGGCAGACCGTCGGCACCCAAGGACGCGGATGGATATACGCCTAGGCAGCGACTTGACCACTACAAAGCTCTCCGCGAAGAAATAGAACTCAAAGCACGCAAAGCCGAACTCATTGACCGTGAAGATGTTATAGCTGAACGCCGCCAGGTCGCCGAGATCCTGAACGCCGACCTGATGAGCCTGGGCGCCAGACTGTCCGGCAAACTGGCCAAGCGTACCACACCCGCGAACGTCAAGAAGATCATTGATGCCGAAGTTGTGGACATGATGACAAGATGGAAGGATGCCGGGAATGTCGAATCCGGTCCCAACAACGTTTGACCTGATCGAGATCCGCGAGCAGTTGAGCACAGCGGATTGGGCCGAAAAGCGCGTATATCTTTCACCGAGAATCCCGACCAGCGAACCGGGCATGTGGCAGCGGAGCAATGTCGCGGCATGGTGCAGGCCGGGCGGTCCGCTTGAGGCAATGGACGATCCTGATGTTGAAACCGTGACCGCATGCTGCGCGGCGCAGGCAGGCAAGACCACAACCAGCTATGTCTGGCTCATGAAGGAAATGGCGACCGATCCGAGTTCATGCCTGTTTGTGATGAACTCTACAATCGACGCCCGTGAGAAGTCGGAGGAAACCTGGCTGCCGTTGTGGGAGGATTCGCCCAAGTTGCAGGAATATCTGCCGACAAACCGGCGGCGGCAGTGGACCAAATTGTACCAGCGGATCAACGGATCACCCGCATACTGGATCGGCGCGAACAGCCCGGGGCGGCTCGGGGCCAAACCGATACGCCGCCTGATCCTCGATGAGCGCGACAAGTACCCGAAACAGACCAAGCGCGAGACAGGCGCGGCGCACCTGGCAATCCAGCGGACAAAGGCATTCCGCAAGAAACAGCTTGCCAAGATCATCAATATGAGCACACCGACAGACGAGGCCGGGATATGGCAGGATTATCTGCTTGGTGATCAGCGCAAACTGTTTGTCACTTGCGAATCATGCGGATACGAGCATATAATGGAATGGTCACAATTCAAGATCGACATGAAAATGGCGAAGGAAAAACCCGAGAAGGCGATTGAAGGCGCACACTATGAATGCCCGAAATGCGGGGCGATATGGCCGGATGAAGTGCGGTACAAAGCAATTGGCGAGGGGCAGTGGAAGGCGACGGCTGTGCCCAAAGATCCGCGCTGCCGCAGTTACCACGTGCCGACCTGGACATCGAAGTTTGTCACGCATGCATACCTGGCCGCGCAGTGGATCAAGGCGCAGGATGACATCACGGCATTGCAGGATTTTGTCAACGGTGAATGCGCCGAGCCGTGGCGGGAGCCGCCAAAGAAATCAATCGGCAAAAAGAAGATCGCCGCAATCAAAGCCAAGTGGAAATACGATCAGCGTACCGTGCCGACATCGGATGACTATATCCTGCTATCCACAATTGACGTGCAGTCGAGTCATATACCCTTCGCCGTGTGGGCGATGGATCTCAATAACCAATGGCTGATCGATCACGGCTCACTCTCGACTTGGGGTGATATCGACCTGCTTAAAGACATGGAATATCACGACCAGGACGGCAGGGCGAAAAAGATACAGGTTGCGCTGCTCGATACCGGACATGATACCGTGAATGCATACTGGTTCTGTCTCGGAATGCGGATCAACGAATATGGGCAGGAACGCCCGGGGCCGATACGGACATGGATAGTCCCGATAAAGGGTGATACCGGTAAGCAAACGAACATGGGCAGCGAGATCAGGACCAGGCCGATCAAGCAGTTTCCGTCAGGCAGGATGTTCCCCGGCGGCATCAAACTGATGCTGCGACACCTGCACCCGTCGGCGTTCAAGGACCAGCTTGCAATGGCAATCGACGTGACGCTTGAGGACAATCCCGAGGCGGCTGCAAAGTACCCGGTCAAGATATGGTTTCATCAGGGCATTGATGATAATTATCTTGACCAGATCACCGCAGAAGTGCTAAAAGAGTCGAAACCGGACAAACACGGCAACACATACACGTTCTGGGAGCAGATCAGAAAACCTAATGATCAGTTTGACCTGGCGCAGTATGCATTCGCGGCTCGACACATGCTGAGGCCGCATCTGATCAAACTGAAACGCCGGGAGACAGACGAAGTCGACAGCGAGATTGATGAAGTCGAAGGAGAGGAAACCGACAAACCCAAGGAGGCCGGAAATGGCAGACGCAAAAGGAAAAGGGAAATCAGGCGATGGATCGACTAAGGCAGAGGCCAAGCCGCAGGTGTTTGAGGCTGTGGTACAGGATGTCGGCACGGTCAATATCGGCGCAAACTCGTACAGCATGTTGACTTGCAAGGCACCCGAGTGGCCGTCAAGCGGCCTAATCAAGATGATCGGCAAGTACCCGAAAGGAACCCGCATCAAAGTCACCCTTGAGAAATGCTGAAAAATTACCCCAACCGAATAGAATCGGCTGGGACAATTCGCGGAATGGTCCCGGAAAAACGAACGTCATGCCCGTACTGCAACGGGATAGACAGACGCATTTACGCGACCAAAAAATATAACGGGGCCATTCTGCGATATTCGCGATGCCGGGAATGCGGCAGGAAATATACGTCTATCGAATCCCGGCCGAAACCTACCCGCGCATAAGTTGTCTATATCATAGACCGCGAATGCTTGTGTGCGTTCTCCCCCTACGGGTATCCTACCCACGAAATGGCATACAGCCGCACTCAACTGCTCGAAAAGTACAAAACTATCCGTGACGCGATCATTGACGACATGGCGACCAATGTCGGCGAGACGTTGCGGATACGTTCATATTCCATTGCCGGGCGGTCATTTTCATATTCAACAAGTCAGGAACGGAGTCAACTGCTCAAATATATCGAGGGTAGAATCACTGAACTCTCTGCGAGTGGCATGTTCAGACTTGCGAGGTTTGCAGACTTATGAAAGAGCCGAAACTCTACGGACCGGACGGTCACCTGATCAGGTTTGATATGCGGAACACGCCCGAGGAACGGCGTGCGCTTCAGTGGCTCACGAAGAACGCCCGCGCACAGTTCAAGGCCAGTGAGTCAAACAGGTTTAACGCGAACTGGTCGGCGTCCAACGAGGCGATAAATACCACGCTGACCCGCGAACTCAAAACCCTGCGGGCTCGGTCCAGGTGGCTTGAGCATAACAACCCGTACATGATCGGCGCGATCAACCAGCTTGTGAACTACTGCGTGGGAACCGGCTTTGAATTGCAGATGAACGTGCGCAAGACTGAATTGGTTGACGGTGAGTATGTCGTCACTGATATGGACAATTTCAACGACTATGTTGAGAGCCTCTTCTCTGATTGGTCCGAGGATGTCAGCATCAATGCGCCCGGCACATCACCTGATTCATTCGCTGAGATCCAGCGCGTATGTGCGCGGCGGCTGATCGTGGACGGCGAGATACTGGTACACACCGTCTATGACAAGTCTAACGGGACCACGCCGCTGTATCTCGAACTGATCGACGCGGATAACCTGGACACCAATCAGACCGAATACAACGGCAACCCGATAGTGCTCGGGGTCGAGGTTGACAAGAACACCTGGCGGCCGGTGGCATATTGGGTGTTCTCGACAGTTGACCAGCACCCGTCCAGGCCGAGCAAGATCAACAGTGTGCGCGTGTCGGCAGAGGATATGATTCACGTATACAAAAAGCACTTTCCGAACCAACTGCGAGGCATACCGTTTGCCGCCGGTGTGACACAGCGGTTCTATGATATCGACTCTTACAACGAATCACAGATGATCCGCAACAAAATTGCCGCCGCGTTCGGCGTATTGCTCAAAAATGCGAGCGACCAGGGGAACATTCTTACGGACAGCAATGCAAGCGACAGCCTTGATGATGAGACAGGATTCCCGGTTGATGCCGAGGGTAACATACTCGCTACTGTTGCACCCGGCATGATAGGCCGCTTGCCCGAGGGCGTTGAGCCGTTTCAGATCAATCCGACATCGCCCGAAAACACATACCAGATGTTTCTCGGGGAACAGTTGAAAGCCATAGGTGCCGGAACCGAAATCGGCCTGAGTTATACCAGTCTGACGCGGGACACGACCAAGACCACGTTTGCAGGCGGGCGGCAGGCCGAGAACATGGACATGCAGGGATACCGGCCGTTCATGCAGTTTCTCTCACAGAAAGAATGCACGCCGGTATTCAACCGCTGGTTTGATTTGGCTGTGCTTTCCGGCGCTTTGACCGCGCCCGGTTACGAGTTCAACCCGCGATTCTGGCGGCGTCATAAATGGATGCCGGGCGGCTGGTCACGCGGGATCAATCCGTTGCAGGAAGAGAATGCCCGCGAAAAGTCCATGAAGAACTACATCACGACGCTCGCTGACGAAGCGGCGTGGAACGGAAAAGACTGGAAAACACAACTCCGCATTGCTGCCAAGATTCAGCGCGAACGTGAACGACTGGGATTGCCCGACCCGACAGAAAAAGGACCGGCAGGTGCGGCCAGGGACATGAAAGAATTGACCGAACAGACAACAGAAGCGGTTATCCGCAGACTGAGAGGCGAACATGCGACGGAAGATCAAACGCAAATACTTCAGCCCGCCGATTGAGTCGCGGCCCTACGCGAACGAACACGCGGCCAGGCTGCGCGATCCCGGTGACTTTGAATCCATAAAACAGATATGGGAAGATGAGGACGAAGGTATCCGCGCACTCGGCGGCCCGCTGAAATCCGATGCTGATGGCCCGAATGTTGAACAGGCAATCCGGTTCGACGCCGACAAATGGACCCCGTCAGAGGCCGAAGAATGGCTCGACGAAAACGATTACACCGTGATTCTGTTTGAGGAAGCTACAGGCGATGAAGACGAGAAGGTTGCCGCAATCGAAATGCGGTTTACCGGCGCGCAGGTCGAACGGCTTGAATCAGGCGGCGGCGTCCGTGTCCGCGATGTCAGCCCGCCGATTGTACACCGGACATTCCGGATTGATGATGTTGATGACGCCGACGAGATCGAGGTATCCGTGTCAAGTGAGTACCCGGTTGACCGCTGGGGCATACCTGAATACCTGGATCACGACGAGGATGCTGTTGACATCAAACGGCTGTCCGAGATGGGCAGCGTGCTCTGGAATCACGACGGCAACGTACCGATAGGCTGCCCGCTGCGGGTGTGGATTGATAAGGCGCAGAAAAAGATCCGGTCCCGTATGCGCTGGGGCACGGATGAGGATGCTCTCAAAATCAGGCACAAGGTACGCGACAAGTCAGTGCGCGGCGTGTCCGTGGGGTACTGTCCGAGTGAGTTCATCTATCTCGAAAACGAGGATGTTTCATACAAACGGTTTACAGGACCGGCGTGGGTAGTTACACGCTGGGAACCGTTTGAGTTCAGTCTAACGCCGATACCTGCTGACCCTTCCGTTGGTATCGGCAGAACCCTCAACGCGGGCGGGAGTGCCCGTCAAACAGGAGGAAAAGGCATGAAATGGAAGGTAAAACTTGCCCGCGCATGGGTGGACCCGCAAGGGAACGCTTTTGAAGCGGGCGCAATCGTGACGGTCGAGGATGAGGATTTGTTCCGGAATCTGACCGAGGGTGACGATCCTATCGGCGCGGAATACAAACCGAGTGCTCGACAGGTGGACCCGGAACCGCAGCCGGAACCGGCAGCAGATCCGGAACCTGAAACTCCCGAGGCCATGATTGAGCGCAAGCTCAAAGAAGACCGGGAACGCCGCGCAGAATGCCGCAAGGTATTCGAGAAGTACGGCGTGGATGTCGATAACGACATTCTGGAATCAGATGCAACCGTGGATCAGGTCCGGGCATTCGTGCTTGAGAAGCTGCACGAACGGCAGAAGGATCAGCCGACCAGGGTAAGCGTTACCCAGGACGGCGTGCAGTCCTTCCGGCAGGCGGCAATGAACGCGATTGCGATGCGTTCACGGCTGAGAGTGACGGATGAGGAACGGAAAGCCGGCGGCGAAGAGATGTGCGGCTGGTCATTGATACGACTGGCAGAGGAATGTGTGAGGCGCAAGGGTCTGAGAGTGCCGGGCAACAACATGGAAATCGCGGGTCTTGCATTGCAGGGGCCGCCGATAACATCGTTTGACCTGCGGCATGACGAGACAATCAGTTCGTCAACGTCTGATTTCCCGTACATACTGGCAGCCACTGCAAACAAGGCGATGCTTGAAGGTGTTGCGATTGCGCCGGTAACGTACCCGCAGTGGTGCAAGATCGGCACGGCAAAGGACTTCAAGACCTTTGACCGGATTCGCTTGAGTGAAGCCGGTAAACTTGAGGAAGTCGCAGAGGGCGGCACTTACAACATGACCAAGTTTGCGGAACGCAGGGAACAGGGCGCAGTGCTGACCTACGGCAAGGCGTTCAATCTCTCGCGCCAGATGATCATCAACGATGATCTCCAGGCGTTCACGGACATACCGCGTTCAATGGGTCGTGTTGCGGCAATACTGCCGAATGACCTGGCGGTTACTGTGCTCCTCGCGAACGGCAACATGAGTGACGGCAATGCTCTGTTTTCGTCCAATCACAGCAACCTGGACGCGGAAACCGACAGGCGGCTTGACACGATTGCTCACGCAAAAGCGCTGATAAATAAGCTGATAGAAATGCTCTATCAGCAGAGCAATTACCAGCACGCTGACGTTGCGGCAAGTGAAAAGCTGAATCTGCGGCTGAATCCCGCAGCGTTCATGATGCCGCCCACGGGCATGCAGTATGGACGCGAAACTCTGAAGGCCAGTGGGTTCTTTGACGGTTCAGGTTCGACCGTGATTGACGGGAACCATCTCAAAGAATTCGGTATTGTTCCGGTCGTTGAGCCGACCTTGGAAGACACCAATCTGACAGGGAACTCGACAACCGCGACATATCTGTTCGCTGACCCGAACGTTGCGCCGGTGATCGAAGTGACATTCCTGAACGGCGTTGAAACTCCGTTCATGGAGGAAGTCACGAATGTCGGCACGGCGGCTGACGGTCGCGTGATGAAGGTCCGAATGGACTGCACAGCGAGCAAGGTTGACTGGCTCGGGGCAATCAAGGCAACAGGCGTTGATGCATAACCGGGAGACCGGATAGAGTCTAAGCCGGGGCTGCAATAGGGCGGCCCCGGCACACAAAACAACAATCCTACAATCGGAGGATTACAGAATGAAACGGATGATCGGTATTGCGCTGTGTGCCTGCCTGATTGCGGCAGTGCTCTACGGCGCAGATAACTATGTGCGGAAGGTCGGCACTGTCAGGTGGACCAATCCGAGCGCGGCTGTGTCAAGCGGCGACGTGATCGACCTGGGCAGTCGGTACGGCATTGTCCACAAGGATGTTGCCAGCAACGCGGTCGGTATAGTCTTTACGGAGGGTATCTTCACGTTCACTCTGGCGACCAACGAGACAATCTCAATAGGCGATCAAATCTATTGGGATTCGAGCAACACGCAGGTCACAGAGACAGCAACGACTGACACTTATCTCGGTGCGGCAGTTCAGGCAAAGACCACGACAAGCGCGACAACCATACTCCGCGTTGAGATCAATGCATTTGTTCAGCCCGGCGGCCTTGCGGCTATTGACGGCGAGAACATTGTTGATGACACGATCGATGATGACAGCATTGATTTTTCAACCGGCGCAGGTGTCAGCGGCGCGGATATGCCTGATGAGGATCTCGGCGATATCAGTGTGTCAAACGGAAGCTGGACCATTGATGCAGGCGCGGTCAAGTCGAATGACCTGGCAACCGCTGATTTCGGCATGGTCAATGTATCAACCGGAACCGTCAGCATTAATGCGGGTGTGATCACGTCGAACATGCTCAATGCATCGGATTATGCCAGCGGTACGTTCACCAACTTGGCAGGCGAAACGATTATCTTCTATCGCGGCATAGCGATAGGCGGTACGGGCGTCAAATAATCAGCCCGCGAACTCCGGTAGCGGCAGGGGCGGGTTTCAATACCTGCCCCTGCGCGGGTAACGAATATGACACTGACAACACTCATGCAGGCCGATCTCGATTATGCCGTGACCCATGACAGCGGCATTTTTCAGTCCGTGCTTGTGTGGGGTGAACAGACCATAACCGGAACCCGTGACGTGGAATCACGGGAGGACGAGATTGAAATTGAAGGATTTAGAGACACGTCAAGCATTGTATGGCATGGCAGGCTTGCGAATTTCAGCAACAGCATCCCGCCGGGTGTGCGGGCAGAGGTGACGATTGACGGTGATGATTACTATGTCGAATCATGGGAAGTGTCAGCCGATGATCTGCATGTAGAACTGACATGCAGGAGGAAGCGGAATGCAGGCGACTGAAATACGGATAAACAAGGCTGACTTCGTGCGGCAGATGAATAAGTTTGCCGCCGAGTACGGCTTGGCCATGAAAGATGTGTTTCATTATCAGATGGCTTTGTGGGGCCAGGATCTTGCAAAGAAGACATGGCCGCAGAAAAAGGCTATCGGCAAGAAGGCAATCCAGGCCGATGTCAACCGTGCATTCATAGTCAGCGACAAGTTCAAGGGCCGGCGGTCACTGGACGAAATGCTTGACCACCACGAAGAATCACGCAGTAAAAAGACCGGGCGGCCCCGCATATCATTCGGGCGCGGCGGGAGTGAATGGCGCATGCTGGTCAACGAGAAACAGGCCCGCAAAGTAGTCACTGCGCTGGCCAAACGGATAGGCCAGGTACAGGCGGGATGGATACCCATGATCCGCAAGTTTCGAGGCAAGATGCCTGCCAAGTGGATCACTAAGCATCCGGCCAAAGGGTCAGCCGCCGACAACATGACCAAAAAAGGGCAGGGGTACATGGTCGGCGTGAACAAAGTACCGTGGGTTGGCCGCATGACTAAAGGCACGATTGAGGCTACGAGGCGGACGCGTGAAAAGGATTTGATGGGATTCGCCAGGAAGCGACTTGAACGACTTGTGGAACATGCAAACAAAATGCGCGCACGGGAGGCATTCTGATGCCGCCGGGACCATACACATATATCAGGCGCAAAGCTGAAAACGCACTTGAGAAACTGCTCGACAAGCTGAGTCTCGGCGGGCTTGACGGCGTTGACATATTCAAGGGTCTGAGCGCGTCCGAGTTGACCGTGCCGCGCATAGGGATTCTGTGCGAGACAGCCGAGCCGGAAGTTCTTGATTCACTTATCACCGGCAACTGGCACTGCGAAATGATGACCAGCGTGATCAGCCATATATCCGACCTGAACAGCGATACCCATGCTGACCGCTGCGGCATTGTCGAGGATATCATCATGCGCAACAATGTTGCCGACCATATCAATGATCTGCCCGGCATGGACGGATTCCATGTATTCGGCGGCGTCATGGGCTGGATGCCCGGGCCGAGCAGCGAAGAAGTCGGAGAGGATTTCATTGCAACAATAATCCGCGTGAATATGTACTGCGCACCATCATTGCAGGGGTCATAACATGAGCGACGAAATCAAAGTCACCGTCAAAGTCGGTATCACCAAAGGCGACCTGAGCCTGACCCGAACAGTGAACAACCATACCAGCGATCAGACAGGTGACGGCATGCAGTATGGCGTTCAGAATGTCGGCACATCCGATGAGCCTCTCGAAATGGGCGATATCGGTACAGCCGGGATCTGCTATCTCCGCAACCTTGATGACACCAACTATGTCGAGATCGGCCAGGACAGCGGCGGCTTTGTCGCGCTGATGAAACTCCTGCCCGGCGAGGTGGCATGCGGCAGACTTGCGACCGATGCGCCGCGTGCAAAGGCGAACACCGGAGCAATCGAACTTGAATATCTGATTTTTGAAAACTGAGAAACGGAGGTATGAAGATGAGTGATGCAGCAGTACAGAAGGGAACAACCCTCAAGATCGCGTTCGGGAGTTTTGAATATACGGGATATGTACCGGAAGACGGCCTGACCTGGAAGAAACCCGCAGGCAACGTGGTCGAGATTACGGACACTAACGGCGCAATGATGACCAAGATCATCATGGACCCGCGTGACGAATTCAGTATGAGCCTGATAATACTTGATACCGGCGATATCACTCCGCCGATACAGGGCGCGACCATCACGATCACCGACCCGGACGGCGACAGTATTGCCTGCATGGTCAATGACGCAACCGTGACATTCGCCCGCGAGCATACCAGGCTATCGCTTGATCTGGTCAAAGAAGGCTCAATGACCTATAGCTGATGAAATGCATGATGTATTCGAGAAGGCAATGTTTGCACATCCGCCGCGAATAGCAGGCGTGCGGCTCAATCCCTTCTCTGCATTTCACCTGCTCGCGCTCCAGACACTCGGCAGCCCGTTTGCACTTGGCGGCCAGATCAACACAAATGACATCGTGACATGCCTCGTTGTGTGCTCAAGCCGCTACGACGACGGGCTTACCCGCTACGAGAGATTCGCAAACAGTTTCATCAGGCGGGCAGCCTGGTTTATCAATCTCGTATTCCGCGACCTGGACGAAATCACGCATGACCTGATTGAGTATGTAGAGTCCTATCTCGAACAGCCGGAATACTGGACTGATGCCGATGCGCCGAAAAGCAAGGTGCCTGCCGCGTACAATGTCGTGGTCACGGTCCTGACAAACCTCTCGCAGATCACCGAGCAGGAAGCTTGGGACATGAGTCTGCCGAAACTCAACTGTTACTATGCGTGCATAGCCGAGCAGTTCGGGGCCAAACTCGCCGATCAGGACATAGCCGAGGCAGAGCAGAATTTACAGGGGGCCGATAATGCCTGAACTCAAAGTCAAATCATCGCTCGACAGCCGTAATTTCAACCGGAATGTGGACGGAATGAAGGGCAAAGTCGACAAGTTTTCCGGCGGGCTTATGGCGGCGAGAGCCAAGCTCAAAGCATTCATGCTCACGCCGTTAGGCATGGTTATTACCGCCGTTATCGGGCTGGGGGCGGCTCTCGTCAAGGTCGGCAAGAATGCGGTGAATTTCGGATCGAAACTGTCAGACATGGCGGCGCAGACCGGTGTGAGTGTTGAAATGTTCCAACTGCTGGCCCGCGCTGTCCGCGATGCAGGCGGCGAAGAACAGCATCTTGTTAATGCCCTGACCCGCGTAAAGGATGCCCAGGGCGAGGTGATTACCGGCGACAAGATTATGACCGAAGCACTCGACCGGCTCGGGATCAGCACAGAGGAATTTGTCGGGCTGAACACCGAAGAAGCGTTTATGCGGATTGCCAAAGCGTTGACCGAGTCCGGCAATGCTGCGAATGAGTTTTCAGCAGTAGCTGATATCATCGGCATGCGGAACGTGCCGAAACTGCTTGAGGCAATGAACGCGCTTGCCGAGGGGACCGACGAGATGGGCGAGGGGCTGAAAATTGTGACGGATGAAGCAACCCAGATGCTTGATCTTCAGGCCGACAGGTGGGAGCGATGGAAGCACAACATCAAAAGCGCGACCGCAGAAGCAACCGCCGCAGTCCTGCGGTTCTTCTGGATCGGCGAAGAAGCGGCATTAGATGAACGCCGCCGCAAAGCCGAGGCGATGGAAGAACTCGAAAAGCGCAACCGCAAAGAAGCATTGCAGGCGATGAGGCGTAAGAAAGATCTCGAAGAACAGCAAAAACTCGAAAAGAAACTTGCCGATATTCTTGCCAAGAAAAAAGAGGTTGCTGAAGCACCGACTCAAATCCGCATCATCAGCGATGTTGTTGCGCGCATGGGCGGCAAGATGGGAACGCAGGCCGGCCAGCTTCGGTCAATCGCGGAGCGTCAATTCAATGTTCAGCAGCAAATGCTTGCCATCGAGCAGCAGGCACAGACTGTCCGGCAGCAAATTGCACAGAATACAGCCAATCAGGGAGGGCTTGCGCCATGACTGATGCGCCCGTGATCCTGGGACTGAACGACATGACCCAAACGGCCGAACGGGAGGGATGGTCCAAAACCGGCGGCAGAACAATTACGGAGATTTGGGAGGGGCCGCTTCCGCAGGCTCAAATTCTCGCAAGAAACGAACGGCAAGCCGGTGATTATGACGAAATAAGCCTGTCAAATACGCCCGGCACAAATCACGCAACAGTTGAATTGACTTTGCAGCTCGTTGACGATACGACCGAAGAAACGTGGGAGGTTGATACCCAGGAGTTTTTCGAGAATATCAGATCACACCCGTATTTCATTCCCAGCGGCTCGATCCATGAGGAAGTGCTTGCCGTAGACAAGATCATTGATAATGGTGAGTATTTTGATGCATCAGATTACACGTGGGAAAATCAACTCAATCGGTATTACGGCCTGCGTATGGCCGGGGTCGAGGGGTATTTCAGCGGGTATATCGTCATCCGAAGGCGTCAGCGCGTATCAAATCAAGCCGATGTTGTGCTTGATTATACTACGCAGAACAGGGTTGTGACACTCGATCAGATCAGCCCGCCGGAAAAGATACTCGGCGCGCTGAACAAGATGCCTGTCCTGACTGGATATGATGGCGGCGATATCGCCAGCCCGCAGATCGTTGACCAGGATTATGAATGGCTCAAGAAGCCGCCCAAAGCCACGATAGACGAAGGTGGGAGGCGTTACGAAATCATACAGGAATGGTGGGGTGCGGAGGCGTGGTCCCGCGTGTTTTACGGCGGGTCATGGGATCCCAGCCCGGTATAAATTGTTCATGAATCCGTTGCGTGACTTTTCGACGAACGAGATACTCGGCGCGACCAAGCTGAACAGGCAGAAATCAATGGTCAACCGGAACCGGCCCGTTCTGTCAGCCGGGGTCACGCGGACGGTTGAGGGCACGCATTTCCTGATACCGCGCCGTGGCGCAATAGCCGGCGAAATCGTCCACCACAGATTCAGACCGACCCGCAACGGCAAGCAGGTTGATATCGCCGAAGGGTCATGGGTTCGCAACGGCGTCCGTGTCACGGATGCTGACGGCACAGCCGCGCTCGGATCACAGGCGCAGCCGTACATCGTTGCGACGATTGATGATGAGCACAATCCGACAACGCTCACGCTCACTGACGAGGCGGCTGTACCGGCGGCTGCGGCATGGATACTCAAACGGCTGATATGCACGATTGAATACACGGCAGGCGGCTCAATCAACCGGATCATCCGCAATCAGTTGAGCGACATTGTTGATGAGCGTCTTGTGGTGGTGCGGAGATGGTATAAGTATGGCGGCGCATATCCCGGAGTTGAAAATACCGATTACACTGTAGCCGATACCAGGCCGGGGGCCGGTGATTTCGCCATGCAGCCGGGAGCGCGGGAATACCAGTTGACCAGTTTCAGCGGCTACAATCATATCGACAGCTACCTGCAGGAGTGTATCGCGGTATGAGTTGCGATCTTGAGACATACAAGGATGATATTGTTGACGCGATAACCGCGAAGTACGCGGAGTGTGAGTGCACGCTGACGCCGTATCTGCCGTCGAACCTGGACACACTCTGCGGTGACGGCGACGGGCTGTTTACGGAGCTTCATACTGCATGGAACGCGTTGGTGTCCGACTGCGGTATGTTTCCGACGTTGACCGATCCTGGAGCACCACCGGACTGCGTAGACGAGGAGTGGCTTGGCGACTTTCTTGAATACATCAGCACGACGACGTGCGAGTGCGAGCAGGAAGAGCCGGAAATCGTTCTGGTCCGACCATATGACGACTACACAGCGTACTTTAGCATACCACCGTCGAGCGGCACCTTCCCCATCACATTCAAATACGAGTTCAGGCGTGCGACGCGGACGAAGTTCGAGCTGTGGCACAGCAGAGGCGCGGGTCGTCTGTACGAGATCATAGTCGATTCACCACGCAACTACACTGATGTCTGGTCCTTTTGGGAAAAGCAGTACCTTCTGCCGTTGACATGGGTGTGGTATGACTGGAAGGTCACGGCCTGGAATGCTTGCGGTGACATGGTCGAGACGGAGACGCGTCGAGTAAGTTGGAACCTGATGAAACCGGACTGCACGCCGGGGTCGACGCGTACACTCGCGTCCTGGACCGTACAGTACGGACAGCCGGAGTTCGAGCTGTGGCCGTATCGCTTCGACGGCGATGCTGGGGGCAGGATGTGGAAGCACTGGCGCGTAGTCAAAGGCGGTCAGAGCGCGACATATCTTTGGGGGTATGTAGATAGCAGCAGAGCGGAGCTGATGGGCCTGCCGTACGCTTTCCTGCATCCTGAGCACTTCGGCTATCATCCGTACCCTGGATTCATGAGACTGGAGCTGGTATGCTGGTAGACGGTCACATGCCCTATATTTTTGAGCATCGCGGGGAGCGTGTAGTGCTCGTGTGCCGGGGTGAACTACGCAAGGCGCGGTTCGGGGATGATGAATACGAGTACAAACACTGGTTGCCGTATGCCGGACCTGATTTTGAGACAATGCTGCCGCTTGATTTGGGGATGGCCGACAACTGCTTTGCCTGCAATCCGGTCGGTTTCAGCCTGCCCGGGAACAGGATGCGGTTATCCATGACGATATCCGAGGTGAGCGATGAATACGGCATGATCCGCAGCATACACACATGGGCGGGCAGATCGCTGGAAACGCTGCACTACGAGGGACCGGTTGATCTGATGGGTCACCCGATATTCAACGGATTTGCCGGGCCGGAAATGACTGTTGCATGCAACGAGAACGAGCTGATTGTCGTAAGCGGCAGCGAGCTGGTCGGCATAAGGACAGACTTTGACGAGGTGCTGCGGGTCGTACCCACGCCGATAACGGCTTTTGACTGGCTCGTGACGGGCCGAAAAGGCCAGACTTATATGACAGTGCTCTACGACTACCCTGAAGGCTGTGTGTGCGAGATCCGCGCCGGTGACGGGCCGATATACAAAAGCAGTATCATGCGCGACCAGGTTGTGTGGGCGAATAGCCCGGCAAAAGGCGACCATGAGAACCGGCAGATTGACCAGTCCGAATACCAGCTTGTGCCGATCACGGACGGATGGATTGTCTATCACAAAGACAAATCCGAGTTGCAGGAGGTAATACCGCAGCCTATCGTGTTGGTAAATCAGCCGCGTGGACCGGCCCAACCGAGCATTGAGCATATCATCAGCCGCGCCCGGGAATGGAAACCGGCAGATGACCGCGAGAAGATGCTTGCCGGATCAATCCTGCAACTGGCCGATGTAGGGCAGGGATTGATTGGATGCAAACGCAGACAGCTTGAGAAGAAAATACGTTACAGATGGACACAACTTGAAAGGGGCGAATCCCATGAAACGACTGATACTGGTCGGCTTACTATGGCCGATGATAGCAACGGCTGATTTTATACCGAGCGAGTACCGCACGAATGATGTCTCGCAGGGAATCCGAAAAGAAGGAATCACGATCAAGCAGCGATCTTCCAGGAATATCTACTGGCGGTTTATGAACGGCGCGAATCCGGTTGATCTGACAGGCGCGACAGAGGCGGTATTCACATACGCGCCGTGGAACGGGTCATGGAACCAGACGATTACCGGCGAAGTTTCAAACGCGACCAACGGCATGGTCTGTATCGGATTCAGCCCTGCAAACACGGACACCAACAGCAGTGTGCTCGGGATATTCGAGTTTGACCTAGTGGTATCCAGCAACACGACCCGGGTACTGCTCGACGTGACAGGCGAGATCGAATTGCTGTCCAGGGCAGGCGGCGGTACAACCAACGTGTTTCCGACAACCGGGGCCGTGATTGACCTGGCCGGCAAGACTTTCGCAAGCTACCCGTGGGCCGAGAACTTTCTGGACTTGAGCGACACGCCGAGCGGGTACGCCGGGTCTGCCGGTCAGGTGGTGAAGGTCAAGGCCGGGGAGAACGGGCTTGAGTTCGGCACGTCCGGCGCAGGTGATTTCCTGGCCGATGGGTCCGTGCCCATGACCGGGCCGATGAATCTCGGATCGAACGAGATTACACACATTCGCAGCCTCACGCTGAAGGGCAGAACGTGGGATCTCGGACACACTGTAATTGGTGGTGACAGCTCTACCGGGACGCTGTTTATCTGTGCATCAACAAACAATCTGGGGGCATACTATCTCTCGGAGGGGCCGTATATCTGGCTTGCCGGAAACGATGACCCGGCAACTGAGAACTACTGGTTTGACCGGGGCAGCATTATGATGGCAGGCTCCAACATCTATTTCTACACCAAAGCCGGTGCAGGTGCTACCATTCCTGCGTTGGCGATGGCCATTCACGGCTGGCCTGATTATTATGTTGATTTTCGTGGCTGGAAACTGACAAATTGCGGCACGGTGTACGGCAATTTCAGTATTACCAATGTTGCGGCCCCGGCCCAGGGAAGTCATCAGGCCGTGCCTGCCTGGTACAGCGAAGATTGGAATACGATCACCAACGCGCCGACATTCATCCGTGCCGACGGTTCACAAGTCTGGACAGGCGTTGATAATCACGACGGGCAGAGCGTGTCGAACGTCGGCAGAACACTGACCTTCAACAAGGAAGAAAGCTATATCGGATTCAACTCGGTCGACGGCAGCGATACCAACCGCCTTGTGATCGGCCTACTCGACACCACTGCCAATATAGGCAGAGGCGCAAGTCTCTTTCTCTACCAAGCTGATGCTGCAGCGGCAGCCAATGAATCAGCGGCTGGAATTGCATGCAAGACCTTTGTTCTGCGAACAGGTACAACAGGCTCGGGCGGTCTGCGGCTCAAGGTTGATTCGTCCGGTCTGTGGAACTTTCAGAACGGCACAGCCACGAACCTGTACTCCGCGATGCCGGCAGCCGGCACATGGGATATCATCCCGGCATGGTACGCCGAGGATTGGAACAGGATCACGAATGCGCCCACATTCCTGCTCGATAGCGTGACCAACATCAGCAGCGGGGGTCGCACATTGTATGCCGGGGCAAACACGCCGATGCTGTCATGGTCGAACGGCAACCTGATTGCGTGGACGAACATCGTGCCGAACGCCAGCAACGTGTACACGATAGGCACGGCGGCAAGACCGTTTGCAGCCGCTTACTTCGGACCGCAAAGCCTGTATGTCGGCGGCCTGCATATCACGCGGGCCAGGGCCGAAGCGTGGGACCAGGCGACCAACGATGCGGCATTCGCCACGAATCAGATCATGGTCAGTACCGGGCAACTCTGGACAGCCGTTGCTGACCTGCGAACTGCAACCAATAATCATCAGACACTGATTGCGGCTAACACCACATCAATCACCAATATCGAGGCGCAGATTGTCACGATCACGAACAACGAGACAACCGCGACACAATCGCTGTGGGCGGCAGTCGTTGATCTGCGGGCCGCCACGAACAGCCTTGACACTGCGCTGATCACGGCGACCAACTATTTCGAGGGTCGGGTTGACAGCAACAGCACGGCTATCACGGTGTTGGAGGCCGCGACCAACAGCCTGCTCGCATCAGTGACAACCGCGCTCGCGCAGATCGGGAGCAATGATACGACGGATGTAAGCCATGACCTGCGGATTACCACGAATCTGACAAAGATCACGGTGCTTGAGGGCCAGACAAACAGCTATCTCACGGCTGAGTTGGACACGCTGGCAACCGTGATGGGGCGCGGCAACACGGCAACCAACAATTTCATTTATGACCTGCAAAACGCGATCATACAGCCGAACACCACCAACGGCGCGGACAATGCCGAGATCGGGATATATGCCGCCGGTGCACTCGGATCGAACACCACAAGCGTTGCGCGGGGGGCGAGACTCAAAGTGTACGGGGTGGATCACGGCACGGCTGTCCTGCGCGGTGATGCGATTGTAGGTGCCGGCAATCACGACCAGGGACACGTCAGATTGCAGACAAGCAACGGGACTGACAGGATCACCATTGACCGTTTCGGTAATATCAATTTCTGCGGGTCAACCCTGACGAACGTGACAATCGGGATCGGCGTGACATGGAACGGCGAGGCAATCGTTTACAGCAATTACATCACGGGCGTGACGCATACGGGTGAGACATGGAACGGCGAGATTATCGCAACGAATTACCTGCACAGAAACGGGGCATACCTGACGAACCTGCTTTACAGTGCATTGACGGGCATTGATCACAGCGGCGAGACATGGAACGGGAACGTGATTGCGACCAATTACCTGAACAGGAACGGCGCGTATCTGACAAACGTCAATGCCCGCACGCTCAACAATCAGCTTGCCGAGTGGTATCGAAATTGGTCGAACATCACGAATAACAGCGGCGTGTTTGACGCAACCAATGATTACGCGATCATGTATATCGACGGGTCTACCAACCCCGTTCATCTGCCGTTCGGCGCGCCCAACAGTTATCTCAAGTGTACAGGTCCGGA